ACGCCGAGAGGCCGACGAGTTCGGCGATGTCCTGCGCGGTCATGCCGTGCGAGCGGCTCGTGTGCACGGCCTCGTCTTCCATCACGGCGAGGATCTTCTCGGCGTTGGTAAAGGCTGCGGGCGTCTTCATCGGTGGGCCTCCTGTTGTCGTGCGCGGCGCTCGTCGCCGCGATGATTCCCTCTTCGTCTCGGGGCGCCCCTCGACTTGAGCGGCGCCCCGAGTTTTCTTTCAGCTTCCGGCCGGCCAATCCATCCAGAACCGCTCGCCACACCAGTTCCGGCACGCCTTGAAGCGGCCCCAGAAGATCCCGTCGGCGTCGACGATCTCGACGACCGTCCCGTCCGCGACGTCGACGATCTCGGGGAGCTTCTCTCGGGTGATGTCCATCGTCGTTCCTCCGTGGTGAGTTCGTGTCGGCGGCCTCGTGCCGCGATGAACCCTCCTTCGTCTCGGGGCGCCCCTCGACTTGAGCGGCGCCCCGAGTTTTCCGGTCAGAACTCCACGCCGACCGACTTCGCGGCCTTCTCGATCAGGCGGAAGCAGCGCGTCTTGCCCGCGGCGCCGGCCTTCCCCTGGACGAGGCAGAAGTCGACGTACCCGAGCGCGTCGCCGCGGCCGGCCTTCGTCGCTCGCAGGGCGTCGCGAACCGCCTCGTCGTCGAGGAGGCGGCGGGCGCGTTCCTCGCGCGCCTCGGCCGCGCGCTTGCGCGCCTTGCGGCGCAGGGCCTTCGCGGCGTTCAGGGCCGCCGGGTCGCTCGCGAGCTTCGCGTCCGTCTTCTCCACGCACTTGCAGCCGACCGTGAACCGCGAGCCGCCGGCGTCCGCGACGATCCAGACCTCGGCGATCGGCTGCGAGCAGAAGGCGCACACGGAGAGGAGCTGGCCGGGTGCGCCGACCTCGGTCGTGATGCCCGTCTTCGGGTCCGTCGAGCGGCGCGGCCCGCGCTCGCCTTCGGTCACGCCGACGACGCGGTACGGCGCGCGGCCGAGGCCCGCGGCCTCGAACGGGTGGACGTCGTAGACCTTCTCGACCTTGGGCTCCTCGGCGGAGGCGTCGGCGTCGTGCATCGCGCGGAGGTCGCCCGCGTCTTCGTTGTTCTTCCAGCGTGCCATCGTTCTGTCCCTTCGTGGTCGTGGTGTCGTGCGGCGCTCGTCGCCGCGATGAACCCTTCCTCGGGATCGGGCGCGTCGAACTTGAGCAGGGATCGAGGAAAACCCGTGGAGGGTTCGTGGACTTCCACGCCCCTCCACGGGTCGTTCACCCTTCGCGGCGCATCACGAGCGCCCGGATCAGGATCTGCCCCTTCGCGTACGACGAACCGATCAGCGGCGGCACGCTCACGCCCGGGTAGGCGTACTCGACCAGGGCTCCGAGCGCGTCCCAGAAGTCGACGGAGTGGTTCATCTGCTCGAAGTGGGCGATCTCGTGCGCGATCAGGTAACGCACGCAGGCGGCGCTCGTCGTGTCCGAGATCGAGAGGACGACAGTCCGGCCGGTTGCCTCCCTCGACGTAACGCGGTTCGAGTAGGCCCTGCCGGAGTAGCCGAACGACTTCCGGCGCACGATCAGCGTCGGCGGAGGCCGGGCGCTGTCGATGTGCGGGAGTTCCTCGGCGGCCACGGCGACGCGCCACACGCGCTCGAACTCGCTCGGGACGTGCACGCCGGCGCGCGTGTCGCGGGCGCGCTGCCGCTCGCGGACAGCCCTCACGCGCTCCGACCTCTTCTCTCGACGCTCGGCCCGCTTGCGGTCCAGGGCGGGACACACGCGCTCGACGAGCGAGCCTCGGTCCTCGCTGCACGGGAGACAGAAGCGGGCCGTCGCATCCCGGCGCGGTCGGGGCCCGAGCAGGACCCCGGAGCCGCACTCGGGACACGTCCACCGGTGGCGCGCGGCCATCAGACCCGCCGCCCTTCGTCGGCGTACCAGGCGGCCTCGGCGGCCTCGACGGCACCGGCCGGCGCCTCGGTCATGTCGACGAGCGCGTCGCGGCGGAGACGGCCCCCGTCGCTCTTCGGGTCGTCCTCGCGGCTCGGCTCGTGGTCGTCGACGGACTCGACCGTGACGACGTGGTGACGGTCGCCCGGGTGGGCCGCGTGGCCGAGTGCGATCTCCCACGCGTGGGCGAGGTCGCGGGCGAAGATCACGCCGGCGCGCCACGCGCGACGCGGCGTGCGTGCGGTTTCCTTCGTGATCACTCGGAAGGCGCTGCGGGTCTCGTTCGTCATCGTGGTGCCTCCTGCTGTCGGGCGCGGCGCTCTTCGCCGCGCGATGAACCCCTCTTCGTCACCGCCGGCGTCGGACTTGAGCGGCCGCGCGGATTTCTTCGACGATGTCGTCGGCCACGGACGCGGCCGCCTCGTCGTGGAGCTGGACGTCGGAGCACGCCTGCAGAGCGAGGCGCGCGCGCTCGACGCGCTCGGAGAGCAGGGCGCGCCGTCGAGAGAGCGCCACGCGCTCGGCCTCGATCTCCAGGAGTTGCGCGGGAACGTCGCCGAGGTCCGCGGGTAGGTCCTGCGGCCTCGGGATCACCGGTCCGAGTCCAGCACGCGGAGCGCGAGCGAGGCGATCCGGCGGCGCGCGGCGTAGGCCGCGAAGAGGACGATCGGAGCCACCGCGAGCGCGGTGAGGATCCAGGCGGGAGCGGCTGTCGTGTCGAGAGTCATCGGGAGGGTCTCCAAGTGGTGGACCCTCTTCTTCGTCAGCCCTCGCCGTCGACTTGAGCGGTCTTCTCGCCGATTCCGATGAAGCGGTAGACGAGGGCGCGCAGGCCCTCCCCGTCGTCGGGGATCTCGATGTCGAACTGGTACACGGCCCGGACGGGCGTACGGTGTCCGTCGACCGGCACGACGAGCGGCACGGCGCCCACGCTGTCGAGCCCGGGGACGATCGGAGACTCCTCGCGGATCGTGTACGGCACGTAGAACAAGACGGGGACGTCCCATCCGTCCTCGCCTGTCGAGAAGCGCCGAGCGTCGACGATCATCGTCGAGCACACGGGGCCGGCCGTCAGCACGACTCGAAACGCGTCCTCGTCCGCACGCCTCCGTGCGGCCTGTCGGATCGTCACACGACCCGCGTTACGTTCTGAGCGCGGTATCCGCGGTCGGAGCGCATCACGTCCAGAAGGAGGCGATCGCCCTTGCCGAAGGCGACACGCTCTCCGGGCTCGCGGTTCAGCACGTCGGACGCGTGCAGGAAGACGTCGTCGTCGACCCCTTCGGCCTTCACGAAGCCGAAGCCCTTCTCGTCGTTCCAGAACTTCACGACGCCCTCGGTGCTCTCTTTGATCGTGCTCACGCGATTCTCTCCGTTGTGGTTCCTCGGCATCCTACCACGTCGGTTCGGACGCGCCGATCACTCTCTCGACGTAGACCCTCTGCCTCGCGTGGAAGATCAGGACGCGCAGGGAGCCGTATTCGCGGACGAGCGCGGAGACGACGATCGCGACCTGCGCCACGGGCCCGGTGATCACGAGGCAGTCGAGCTTCGGGTCGAAGCGCGCGGCCCTCGCGCCGTCTCGCGCGAGGGCCTCGACGCGTTCGACGCGGAACGGGTTCGGCACGGGCGGCGGGATCAGCGCCACGAGTTCGCCGAACTCCTCGGCGGCGCTCGCGTCGAAGCGGTCCGTCGCGACCGGGAGGAACGCGCGCGAGGGAGGCCGTCCGTCTTCGCTCACGTCTTCGTGTACTCCAGGTAGACCGCCGAGTCCTCGAAGGGCGTCGCGTCGTACGTCGTGCCGATGACGATGTTCGTCCCGTCGACATCGACGGCGATGATCTGACCCGTCGTCGATACGTGCGGGAACGGACGGAAGAGGTCGCTGCCAGCGCCGGCGAGGTTGTGCGCTACTCCGTTCACCGTGTGAACGCGGTTCAAGCCCGTGATTCCGTGAGCGGTCGAAGACGTCGTCGTGTTCGGGAGCGCGCCCGTGTCGACGACCTTCGCGTAGAGCTTCGATCCGTTCTCGTCCTTCGTGCCGGTCCAATGCTCCGTCGTCGTGCGCCACTGTCGGAGCGGGAACCACTCGGCCTCCGTCTCGTCGTACATGCGCGGGATGTCGTTCGTCTCGTCGTACGCGACGAGCCCGCCCTTCGGATCGAAGAAGTACCACCCCTGGAAGTAGACCGCGACCTTCGAGGCGTTCGCGTCGTCGCTCGACGGGTCCCATACGGTCGCGTCGTCGATCCCGGACGACGCGAGGACGTAGGCGTCGCCGTCGCTCGGTGAGCCCGGAGGCGTCGTCGCGTCCCACGTGATCACGCGCAGGGCGGTGTTCCGGTCGATCATGTCGACGAGGAGGTTCAGCGGCGCCTCTTGCGCGACGCCGCCCTCCTCGATGTGCGGGACCTCGGCGACCTCGACATTCGTTGCCACGATGCGACCTCCTAGACCGTCGTCTTCCGCTCGCGCCCGAATCCGACCTTCGCGGACCGCTGTCGGATGCCGACGACGATCGGGTCGAACGCGCTGTACCCGGCGGCCGTGATGTCGGCCGCGTCGAGCGTGATCGTAGGCGATCCCGCGGTGAAGTCCACGCCGCCGGCGACCTCGTACGTCGACTCCACCGTCGAGCCCGTCGGGTCGTAGAGGCGCACGGAGTAGACCTCGTCGCTCCCGGCGCTGGTGATGAACTCCTCGCCGGACGGGTTCGTCTCGCCCTTGAGTGGCGATCGGAAGGCCCTCGTCCGACCGATCCACGTGATCACGACGTCGCCGGCGTCGCCGCCGGAGAGCACGCGCGACGCCTCGACGAAGTGAGGCCGGAACGGGACGAGGTTCGCCGATGCGATCGTGACGTCGGTGAAGCCGGGGAAGTCGGCGTCGTCGCCGCCCGACGGGAACGCCTGGTACGACCGCGCCTTCCCGACGTCCTGCGTGCCGACCTGGTAGAACGTGGCGCCGGGAGCGTTCAGGAAGAGCGCGAGGTCCCCGATCGCGTGCCCCGCGATCGCGTCCTCGGTGTCTCGCATCCCGCGGATGAGGCCCGAGAGCCTGTACGTGTTCGTCGCGATCAGCGTCGCCGACTCGAAGGCGAGGACCTCCCACCCGGACGAGGTCGAGATCGCCACGCGGTTGAAGCCCTCGACGACTTCGACCTGCGTCTTCGACGAGAGTTCGCCGTCGTTCAGTTCGACCTCGACGGTGTTCGTCCGGTCCCAGCGATTCGGGCCGACGCCGTCCCCGAGCGCCGTGAGGCAGACGCCGATCGTCGCCTCGACGGTGACCTCGTCCACGGCGACGATCGTCGTCGACGGCGGGAACTGCCCGACGATCTTCTGGCGTAGCGCCGCCCCGAGGAACTGCACGCCCGGATCAGCCGACGCGGCGCCGTAGTAGAACCCGGGCTCCGTGAAGTCGGCGCCGGCGTTCGACATCGTCGGGATCTGAGCGATCACGAGGTCGAGTTCGGGCGGCACGTAGACCGTGTTCGACTGGAGTTCGGGGTCGTCCGTGAGCGTCTCCACGTCGTACACGAGGCCGTTGTCGATCAGACCCGACGCCTCGACGAGGCCGTTCGCACCGAAGTCGACGCGCTCGATCAACGTCGAGAGTGTCGTCCCGAACCCCGGAACGACGACGAGGTCGTTCTCCTGGATCCGGAGGAGGCTCGGCGGGAGCTTGATCTCCTGCCTCTGCTGGTTCGACCACGGCTGCCACAAGACGCGCGCGGCGATCGAGCGCGCGACGTCGCCCGTGATCGTGATCGGCAGGTCGACGGTCTCCGTAAGGTCGCTGTCCGCGAGCCTCCGGCGTTGGCTCTGGGCCCCCTTCTGGAGGTCCTTGTCCGGGTCGATGTGCGAGACGGTGACCTCGGCTGGGAGGTTGATCCCCGAGGCGTCGGTCACGGACGACGGTCGCGGTGCGTCTCCGCCGACCTGGTGGGCGGCGAGGTTGTCCGCGTCGATCTCGACGACGGTCGCGTTCTCGCGCTGAAGGAACCGCACGACGCCATTGTCCTCCTGCGCTACGAAGTCGAACGCGAGCATCAACGGTTGGAGGGCCTTCGTCGTCTCCGTCGGTCCGCGCGTGTGGTACCCCTCGACGGAGATACCCGCGAGGTCGGTGACGTCGAACTCGGAGGCCTCGAAGCCAGCGCGCTTCATCAGCCGCGAGACGACTTCGTCGAGTTCGATGCTCGCGTCCTGTCGGATGAACCCCTCCCACGACGCCGGGATTCGGTTCCCGAAGTTCGCGAGCGCGAGGTTGTCTACCACCGTGTAAACGATGCCGCGATGCGCTCCGACGCGCTCCGCGTCTTCGTAGGACAGTATGATCGGGTCCTCGTTCTGGACGTCGGTCCCGAGGTAGTTCGTGATGTCGACGAACGCGCTCTTCTGGAACTTCGGCAGGTCTTGGAAGACGGTCGCTGTCGCGCCGGCCGACTCGTCGACGTGATCCGTCTTGTTCAGGACGGCGGATGTCTGCAGCGGGGGCCCGATGTCGTCGAGGGTCGTCTTCCGGACCTTCACGCCCGCTTCGTTGTTCGCGGCGTTCGAGAAGTCGGAGAGGTCCGCCGGCTTGCCCGACTTCATCTTGCGGAAGTCGACGGTCCCGTCGGTGTTCGAGAGCTTCATCCGACCTGCGCCTGTCGTCGACACGGCGATCGCGTCCGACGTCTCGTCGAACTCGGGCGTGTCGTCGTAGAGGATGTCGCCCTCGGTGAGGATCTTGTCCACGGCGACCGCGCCACCGGGGTTCGTCGACTTGCACCACGCGATCGCGATGTCGACGAAATACTCGTACGACACGAAGGTCTGCCCGCCGGCGCCGGAGCTACCGCCCGACTCCTCCTCGATCTTCACCTGCTTGACGGGCGAGACCCATATCACCGTCCCGCGGAGCCTGTTCTTCGGCCCGTAGCATTCGTTGATCGGCGTGCCTTCGGAGCCGCCCGAGAAGGTGAACTCGTCGACCTTCGGGCCTTCGACGTCCGGCTCTGGGAAGAGCGTCGGGAAGATGAACGCCTGGTCGACATACTGACCGATCGCAGCGCCGATCCATCCGCCCACGGGGCCGCCGACAGCCGTCCCGACGGCCTGTAGTCCGATCGTTGCCATCAGAGGAAACCCGGATAGCGGAAGGTGGCGAACGTGCGAGACCTCCACGTCGGAGAGTATTCGCGTTCCTCGACGGGCCCGATCTTCCGACGCGTCCCGAAGCGCGCGTGCACGAACGTCCCCGCCTCGGTGAGGATGCCCGAATGCTGCGGGAGCGAGACGCGCGAGTCGAGCGCGAAGATCAGCACGTCGCCCGGATGCGGATCCGGGTCCGAACGGACGAGGTACTTCGAGGCCTCCTCGAAGATCAGTCCGGCACCCTGCACGCGGCCGTAGTTCGTGTGGTCCCACGAGCACGGGTCGCCGGCGGCCCTCCCGGCGCACACGACGACGCCGACGCAATCGAGCCCGATCCCCGGCGCGCGCCCCTGGTGGTGGAACGGTGTCCCGATGAACGAGCGCGCGGCGGCGATCACGTCGGCGCGCTTCATCACTTCGCCTTTGGCGTCTTGAGGAGCGTGTCCTGCCCGGGCATCAACGGGAACGAGCCGTTGTTCGCCTTGTTCGAGAACTTCCCCTCGCAGTCGACCTTGATCCGCTTCAGACACCCCGCCACGAGCGTGACCTCGTCCGTCGTCGTCGCCAGGTCGAACGGGAACGGCAGATAGAGTTCGATCGTGTGCGAGCCGGCGCCCTCGTCGACGCTCGACTTGATCTCGCGCTCGGTTCCGAGGTTGTTCGGCGACGTGGAGGCGGTCTCCGTGATCGTCACGGTTCCGTCCTTGAAGTAGTCGTCGCCGAGGGACGTCGGCAGGCCGTTCACGCGGAAGACGCGTCGAGACGTGACGTCCCCGACCGGCTTCTCGGTGTTCGTGAACGGTGCCGTCGTGATGTCCTTCCGGCAGTCGAAGTCGGACGTCGACGAGTCGCTCCCGAGGTCGTGCACGCAAGTCCTCACGAAGCGGTCGCCGACCTTCTGCTGGAGTCGACGCATCACGCCCCACGCCTCGGCGGTCCACTTCTCGCCGTCGAAAGAGACGTCGCCGAGCGTGTACTTGCGCCGGAGGAACGGATCGAGGAACGGGAAGCGCCAGTCGATGAGGAAGACTTCGACCGTGGCGCCGCGGTACTTGCCGGCGACGAGGTCGGCCGTCGTGATCTTGTCGGACGAGATCACGCCCTGATAGTCGACGTTCGCGTCCTTGAGCGCCGCCTCGGAACGGAAGGCGGACGTCTCGATCGAACCGATCGGCGTGTAGGTGTCGCCGAGGTATTCGAGGGAGGAACTCGCCGTCGTGAGGTAGAGGGCGAAGCCGTCGAGGCGCATGACCTTGAAGAGCTGCGCGTGGTAGTGCGTGCGGTGTGCGAGCAGGGAGCCCGTCATCGGCTCGATCGACGAGACCATCAGGTCCCCCCCGCGATCGTCGCCTGCGCCCCGACGGAGAACGTCCGGAGGCTCCCCGCGAACCACGGCTTCGACACGCCGGCGATCGGAGCGCCGCCGAGGTAGAGCGACGTCGCGCGATCGCTCGACACGGTCACGATGTCGACGAGCTGCGTCGACGGGACGTAGTCCCACCAGACGGGGCCCTCGGTCATCTGAGCGCCCCAGAGGGCGACGTCGAAGCCGCCGTCGTCGGCCTCGAACTTCTGGATCCTCGGGGCCTCGTCGTCGACCTCCGCCGGGATCCCCGCGATCAGGTGCCAGGCGCCGTCGGCCGGCACGTATCCGAGCCATGCCGTCGACGAAGAAGCGAGGACGTGCAGGCGCACGTCGAACGCCTCCAGGTTGCGGACCCAAAACGACAGGACGTGCGACTTCGTCGTGTCGAGCGTCGCCGGCGTCAGGTTCTGCACGAGGCGCGACGTCACGCCGTCCGCCGTCGGGGCGAACGTCACGACGTCCGCGGTCGACCCGCCGAGAGGGTCCGTCGCGGCGTCGCCGGAGACCGTCGGAGGATCGACGCCGTCCTTCGTCCAGGTCGCGGTGGTGAAGTCCTCCGGGTCGTCGAGGATCTGCCGGGCGTTCGACGTGACGACGTCGAAGCCGTTCGCGCCGTCGTCGTTCAGCAGGTGGAAGTACGGACCGCCGGGCGTCCACTTCCTTCCGGGTCGGACGGCCTTCGGGAGAGCCCCAGCCATGTTCGGAACGAGGAACGCGGGGAGCGTGTCCGTCGTCTCCGGCGCCGTCATCTGCCGCCCGCTTCCACCGCACGACGTCACGTAGACGAGGCGTCCGTCGCGCTCGTCGAGGTCGACGTCGCCGGTGAGGACACCGCCGACGATCTGCTTCGAGCCTCCCCAGAAGGCCCGGCCGTGCACGCTCGCTTTGCTCACGACGCCCATCAGAGAGCCACCACGATCCAGCGCTGCAGGATGCTCTGGTCCACGACGGGCGTCACGAACTCGGCGTCGGTTGTTCCCGTCTCGATCGTGCACCCGGCGCCGCCGCCGGCGACGTTCGAGAGCGTGAGGTCGACGACGATCCGGTCGTCCTTCGAGCCCGCGCTCCAGGACACGCCGGCGAGGTTGAACGTGTAGAGCCCGTCTCCCCCTGCGGCGATGTCCTGCTCTGTCGTCGCGGCGGACGACTCCGCGAACGAGGAGCCGTTCCAGCGCCGCACGTTCACCGTTGCCTCGAACGCCGAGCCCGAGATCGACGAGAAGGCGAACTCGAACGACCACGCACCGGTCGCCCACTGAGCCACGTTCGGCACACCGGCAGGCGAGATCGCGTAGACGTGCTCCGTCTGGAACGCGCCCATCGAGACAGAGATCGACCCCGCCGTCGTCGTTCCCTGTGACGCGACGACGTGTTCGTCGAATGCGTCGCCCATGTCGGACGACCCGAGATCCGACGCCGTGTCCTTCAGGATCAACGTCTGGTCGGCGAGTTCGGAGATATCCGCGGAGAGGAGGACCTCCCGCGCCTCGCCCGTCGGGCAGGTGTCGACGAGGTTCAGGTCTTGATCTTTGATCGGCACGTCCGCGCCGGACTCGTTCACGATGATCCAGTAGCGGTCGCCGTCCGGGAGGATCACGGAGCCCGCCGGGTCCGGGAGTCGCAGGGCCGATGTGCCGTCGGCATCCGTGACGCGGATTACGCGCGCCTCGATGGACGACAGGGCGTAGTCGGCTCCCGAGAGCTGGACCGCCTTCGAGCCGCCGTACGGGTATGCCTCGACGATCGGCTTCTCTCCGCGGACCTCCACGACCGGGATGTCGGGGATCGAGCCCGAGTCGAAGGAGTCGATCGACACCTGCAGGGCGTCCTCGTCGACCTCTTCGCCGTAGCGGACGGGGACGTCGAACTCGAAGCCGGCCGTCACTGCGTGTCCGGCCGTCGGTGCGACGGCGAACGTTACGACGCCGGTCGTCGCGTTGACCGTGAAGTCGGAGCCCTCACTCTGTGAGACCCCGTTCACGGCGACGACGACGGTCCCGGCGACCGGCTTCTCGATCACGCGTTCGAGAGACTCGCTCCCCGAGGAGTACGTCTTCTTGAGCTGGAACTGCGTCGTGTCGTCGTCGCCGGTTCCGATCGTCTGGTCGGTGTCGGTGATCGCCCCCGCGTCGGGGTCGGTGTCCGGCGTGCGCCCCGTCGACGTCGAGGCGTAGTCGCGGAAGTCCTTCCACCGGAACGCGTTCGCGGGGCCGCGTCGTGCGAGGTAGTGGTTCACGACCTGGTCGAGCTGGTCCCACGTCTTCACGCCGTACGCCGCGTTGCCGCGGTAGAGCGGCGCCGCCCAACGCGACACACGCTCTTCGGCGCCGCTCGCGACGCGGACGACGGACGTCGAGAACCCGGGCCCGAAGCGCGTCCCGTAGGAGATGTCGTCGGGGAACCTGTCCTCGTGGAAGCCCACTATCCGATGCTCCGTCGCGCGTCCTGCGAGAGTTGTCGGCGCGAGCGGCGGAAGCCGCCCACGTCCGGCGTGGTGATGTTCTGGACGATCGTCACGTTCCTGCCTCCGCCTCCGGTCATGCGGACGCCGAGCTTACCGTCCGACGTGCGGTCGAGAGGGACGAGAGCCTCGGGGCCGGCCTCGGCGCCGATCGCGTCGCGTCCGTCGTTCAGCGGGAAGGCGAACGGCGCGCCGAACACGCCGCCGCTCTGGAACGGCACGAGGTTGCCCGACGCGAAGATGTTCCCGTTCGCGCTCTCGACGGACCCTCCGAAGTTCAGGAAGCCGCCTTCGTCGAAGAGGCTATCCGTGAACTGTGACGTCG